TCCGTCGATGTATCCCCGAAAGGGCAGAAGGCTCCTGAAGGGGACGGATCTGGGTTGATCTCGGGTGATCTGGTTCGGCCTGCGTTGATCCCGCCGAGGCTGGTATCGGTACCTAAGGGTTCAGGCTCTTATGCGGCCGAGGTGGCAGCCTTGGCGAAAGACGTGCTCGGTGTTGAGCTGATGCCTTGGCAGATCACGGCGCTCGATGGGCAGCTTGCCCATGACGATGCCGGTGCACTTTGCTACAAGCGGAGTTTGGTTTCGGTCGCCCGCCAGAACGGCAAAACCGTCGCCCTGAAAGCGTTGGCGCTGTGGATTTTGGTGAAGGAACCGATCCGTCGCGGCGAGCCGGTGCTACTGATCACGACCGCCCACAACCTTGACCTGGCTGTCGAGCTCTTCGAGGCGCTCGCTCCGATCCTTGAAACCAAGTTCGGGGCCAAGCCGTACTGGTCGTACGGCCGCAACGAGTGCGTCATGCCAGACGGATCCCGCTGGCTGGTTCAGGCCGCCACCCCGCGAGCCTTCCACGGCTTCTCGCCTGATTACATCATCGCCGACGAGCTGTGGAACATCTCGCCGGACGTGATCTTCAACGGCGCAATCCCATCCCAACGAGCCCGCAAACAATCGCTGCTTTCCTGCTGGTCGACCGCTGGCACCGAGGACTCCCACGCCATGCTCAAGCTGCGGGAGGAGGGCCTGCGCACGATCGACACCAAGGCCGACAGCAAACTGTTTTTCGCCGAATGGTCAATTCCTTCGGGCGTCGACACCACCGACGAGGTGTACTGGCCCATGGCAAACCCCGCCATCGGATATTTGCTCGACCTTGAGACTTTGCGCGATGAGTCCGAGATGGCTGACAAGGCCGCCTTCCACCGAGCGTCTCTGAACCTGTGGATCTCGAGCGCCCAGTCGTGGCTGGCACCAGGCACGTTCGACCGGCTGATCGTTCCCGAGATCCTGCCTGGCGGTGTTCTGGCTGTGGACTCCAGCATTGACGAAAACACCTACACGGGTGTCAGGGCGAACGTCATGCCCGATGGCCGCATCGGCGTCACCGTCGCCTTCATCGCCGACACCTTGCCAGCGTTGTGGGCCGCGATTGACGAGCAGGCCGCCGCGGTATCAGGGATCGCGTTGACTCCGAGCCTGGCTTCGATCGCACCGGCCGCCTACGAACGGAAAAAAGTGATCGTCGGCTACAACGAGCTGCTGACCCACACCGCCACCGTTCGGCAGTTCATTGTCGAGGGCCGCCTGGTGCACACCGGCGAACAAATGCTGTCCGAGCACGTCAACCGTGCGGTCGGGGTACGCACCGCGGCGGGCTTCGTCTTGTCAAGCCAGAAGTCCCCTGGGCTGATCACGTTGGCCAGGTGCATGATCTGGGCGGCGGCCTTGGTTGCGCGGCCACAGCAGAAAACGCGGGCCGCGGTCGCGTTCAGCCGCTAGGGGTATCAGTCTCTATCTTTCTCCGAAACGCTTGCATCGTCCTACAGCTTGAGCGCACAATCCGAGCGTGGGATTATTCCGCAAGAAGATCGAAGCCCCAGCGATGGCGTCAGTTCCCCTTGGCGCAGCTGCAGGCGCATCGCAGATAGGGCAGTTCTACTCGTACAGCGTTGGGGCCAACGAAGAGGCTGCCCTATCTGTCCCCACCATCTCCCGCGCAGTCTCCCTGCTCACCACAGTCGTCGGCACCCTCGATCTCAAGTCCTACGTCCTCCAATGGTCGGGCGAAGAGTACGAAAAAATCTGGGTACAGGGCGAAACGTGGATGTCGCGCCCCGATCCGAAAGTGCCGCGCCAGTTCATCATGGGCAAAACCGCCCGCGATCTGATCATGTACGGCCGCGCCCATTGGGCCGTGACCTCGCGCTATTCCACCGGCTTCCCCGCCACCTTTGAATGGCTTCCAGCGAACATGGTCTATTCGACCAAGATGCCCGCGTCGCCTGAATGGTTCGGGATGCCGACCGATCTGGAGTTCAACGGCCTCCCGCTTGACGTCAGCAACGTCATCACGTTTCTGTCCCCCAACCAGGGCGTCGTTTATGCGGGTCGCCGCGCCGTACAGGTCGCCCTGCGCCTTGATCAGGCCGCCGAACGCTTCTCCGCGACCGAAATCGCCGCCGGATACCTCCAGCAAACGTCCAATTCGGAGCCGATGTCGTCTGAAGAGCTCGGCGAATTGGCCGCGGCTTGGGCGAACGCCCGCCGCGTCTCCGCTATCGGAGCGCTCAACTCGGCCGTCGAATGGAAAGAGTTTGACAGCGACCCGAGCAAACTGCAGCTCGTCGAGTCCCGCAAATATCAGGCGCTTGAGATGGCCCGCCTGCTGGATATTCCTGGCTATCTCCTCGGCATTGACCAGTCCGGCATGACCTACCAGAACGCGCAGCAGTCGCGTCAAGATCTGATTTTGTTCGGCGCTCGCCCGATCCTTCACGCGATTGAAGAGCGCCTGTCAATGAACGATGTTTTGCCAAACGGAAGGCATTGTCAGTTTGACGTTGAGGAATACCTAGAAGAGTTCCTCGTTGAGTCGCCCGAAATCCAACGCGAAGCACCCGCCCCGGATCTTCCCCAAGACGAAATGGATCTTGAATGATCAAAATCACCGCACCCGTCGAGATCTTGGCCGCGGCCGAGGAGGACGAAGAGTACGCCCCGAAAATCTCGGGTGTTGCTGTCCCGTGGAACGTCACCGCGACCGTCTCAGGCGGCCAGCAAGTGCGTTTCCTGCCTGGCGCGTTTGACGTGAACCAGAAGGCCGCCAAACTCGTCGAGAACCATGACCTGACGCAGCTTCGCGGCGTCGTCAACAAGTTGACTGACACCGCAGCCGGTCTTGAGTTTGAAGCAACGCTGGCCGACACGCGGGCCAGCCGCGACGCAGTCGCGCTCCTCAAGTCCGGCGCATACGACTCCGTGTCCGTTGGAGCCAACCCCACCAAGTTCAAGTTCGACAAGCAAGGCGTCATGGTCATTTCCAAAGCGGATCTGATCGAGCTCTCGCTGGTCGCCGTGCCCGCGTTTTCTGACGCGGTCATCACAGAAATCGCCGCCTCGGCCGACCCAGAGGACGACGAAAACCACCCACAAGACACACCCCAGGAGGATCAAGTGTCCGAAGCAATCCAGGCCGAGGCCCCCGAGGCACCGGCAACCCACCCCGTTTCCCCGATCGTCTACGCGACGGCCAAGAAGCACGTCGAACTGCCCACCGCAGTCGAATACCTGTCGGCGGCCATCGCAGGCGGCTCGGCATGGCATCAGATGAGCGAAGCGCTCCGCGCAGCTGCACCCGACGTGATCACCACCGACACGCCTGGCATCCTGCCGACCCCGATTCTCGGCCCCGTCTACAACAACTTTGTCGGACGTCGCCCTGTCGTTGACGCAATCGGCGTCAAGGCCATGCCTGGCGGCGGCAAGGTGTTCATCCGCCCCGAAGTGACCACGCACACCTCAATGGCCGTTCAGTCCGCTGAGAATGCGGCGCTTCAGTCTGGCACGTTCGTCGTGTTCAACAACCAGGTCACCAAGCAGGCGTACGGCGGCTACGTCACCATCTCGGAACAGGATCTTGACTGGACTGACCCGAACGTGCTTTCGCTCATCCTGGACGACATGGGCCGTATCTACGCCAACACGACCGACAACGTCGCGGCCGACAACCTCGCCTCTGGCGCATCGACCACCCAGAACTTCACCGCCGCCAGCGTTGACGACGCCTCGTACTGGGCCGAGTGGGTTGCAACCGCCGCCGAAACCATCCTTTCGGCATCGAACGGCAACCTGCCGACGCACATTTTCATGAACCCGTCGATGTGGGCAGAACTGCTCAAGCTTTCGGACTCGTCGAAGCGCCCGTTGTTCCCGCAGGTCGGCCCGATGAACGCGTTCGGCAACCTCCAGCCTGGTCAGCCCAACGGCAACGCTTTCGGCCTCACGGTTGTCGTTGACCGCAATTTCAACGCGGCGACCACAATCATCGGCGACGCATCCGGCTTCGAGATCTTCGAGCAGCAGAAGGGCGCAATCTCAATCGACAACCCGTCGACGATTTCGCGCACCATCGCATGGCGCGGCTACTTCGCCACGCTCATGATCGACTCGTCGAAGTTTGTCAAGGCCACGTTCGTCTGATCCGCCGCTAGCTGCACCTGGGAGTTCTGCACCATGGCCGTTTTCACCGTCACGTTTCACCAACGTATAGACGACTACGCCGTGGTGCAGACTCTTGAAGCAACCGAAATCGGTATCGGGCAATCGATCACGCTTGCAGGGCTCGGGCACAGCCTGAACGGCACACACACCGTCCTGGCTGTTCCGACGTACGAATACACCGGCGTCGACGATGAAGGCGACTGGCTGTTGGACGATCAAGTGATCATCACCAACCAGCTGTTGTTCAAAGACGCCGGTGACGACCTTGAGCGCTCAGCAGCCGACCCGTTCGGCACATTGACCTGGACAGAAACGTGCACATGGATCGTCGCAGCAGACGTTCTGTCGTGGCTCGGTATTTCCGTTGCTACCGCCAACGACACAACCTTCGTTGGGGTATGCACGGATGCCGCCAACGCTTGGGCCTACAAGGCGCGGAAGATGGCTGGCTATCAAGGCGAGTCCCTCTCCACCGCGCCAAGTAGCGCCGTCAAGCTCGGCACGATCATGTACGCCGCGGCCCTCTACCGCGAACGCGGCTCGGTCGATTCCTACGCATCTTTCCAGGACATGGCTGTGACCGCACCGACCGGCACAATGGGCCAAATCATGCGTCTACTCGGCATCCGCCGAAGCCAGGTCGCCTGATGGCCGCTACCGGCATATTCGCCGAGTCCCGCACAGCTGTCGTCAACGCGCTTACCGCGCTCGGCCTGGCAGTCGTCACCGATCCGCGCAACGCCCGCCCAATGACCGTTTTCGTCGGCGCACCGACGTTCGACGTGTTCACCTACAACGTGGGTGACATCACCTTTGAGCTGTCAATTCTGGCCGCTCCCCCAGGCAACCTCGACGCCGAGGACTACCTGATAACGACCGCCGACACCATCATGGCCTCAACCACCCTCGCCATCACGGCTGGGCGGCCTGTCACGTTCAGCGTCGGCGATCAACAAATACCCGCTTACACCATGACATGCCGCATCGCGGCAAGGAGAAACTGAAATGGCAACCACCACGTTCTTGTCGAACGCGACTGTCAACATCACCGGCTCCGGTGGGGCCGTCGACGTGTCCGATCAATGTTCCGCAGTCACCGTCACCGTCGGCTATGAGCCGCTCGAGTCGACCGCTATGGGCAACACCGGCCGCCAATACGTCAAGGGCCTGCAGTCCGTTGAGGTCAGCATGACGTTGTACAACAGCTACGGCTCTAGCGAGGTCGAGGCCACGCTGTATGACGTGGTCAACGGCGGCACCGCCACCCTCGTCATCTCGCCCTCGGGCACGACCGAATCGGCCACGAACCCCGAGTACACGATCACCGGCTGCTTCCTTGAGTCGTTCACCCCGATCAATTCCACCGTGGGCGAGCTCTCGACCGCCGAGGTGACGTTCACCGGCGGCACCTGGGTACGCGACATCACCTGATCCAACCCTCCAACCGTGCAAGGAGACAACCCATGAAAATCAGTATCAGCGTCGACACAGGCCAAGGCCCGCAAGTCGTCGTCACCAATCTGTTCAACGTCATCAGCTGGGAACGCAAATACAAGCGTCGAGCTGGTGATCTCGCCCAGGGCATCGGTGCCGAAGATCTCGCGTTTCTTGCCTATGAGGCGTCAAAAACATCGGGGATTGCAGTCCCGCCTGTGTTTGACGACTACGCCCGCAAAATCGTGGCGCTCGACGTGCTCAGCCAGGAGGACGCAAACCCTTCCCAGGTGGCACCTACAGCCGAGGCCTAGCCGAGCTGCTGGTCGCCACCGGCTACTGGCCGCCAGAGATCGAGTTCACCGCTCGGGACATGGCGACCGCGATCGAGATCATCAACAAGCAGCGCAAAGGAGGCAAAAAATGACAGCCAGCACCGGCATCGAAGTCGCAGGCGTCAAAGAAGCCATCCGCTCGCTCAACAAGCTCGAGCCAGGGCTACGGAAGCAATTTGTGGCCGACGCGAAGCAGATTGTCGCTCCGATCCTCGAGGACGCCCGCGGCCGCTACCCCGAGCAACTTTTGTCGGGCATGGAACGCAACTGGACGCAACGCGGCAACAAGAAATTCCCCTATGACGCGAACCGCGCTCGCAAAGGCCTCAAGCACAAGGTCGACACGTCCCGCAAAGCCACGTCGATCATCAAAGCCCAACAGACCGACCCCGCGGCATCGATCATTGAGTTTGCAGGCAAAAAGACCGCCAACCCGCTCGGCCGCAGCCTGGACAAATTTGGCCGCGTGTCCCGTTTCTTCTGGCCCGCCGCTGAACGTCAATTGCCGAAAGTGCAGGCCGAAATGGAACGCGCTGTGCTCGACGCTGTGCGCAAAGTGCAGAAAGAGCTCTAAATGGCAATCAATATTCCCATCATTTCCGAGTTCGACGGCAAAGGGATCAGCAAAGCCGTTCAAGAGTTCAAGCAGCTCGAGACCGCGGGTGAAAAAGCACAGTTTGCGATCAAGAAGGCGGCCGTGCCGGCGGCAGCGGCCCTCGGCGCACTCGCAGTCGCAGGCTATGGCGCGGCCAAGGCGGCCATGGAAGATCAGAAGTCGTCGGCGGAACTGGCCCGCCAGCTCAAAATCTCAACCCGCGCAACCGACGCCCAAGTAGCAGCCACCGAAGATCTCATCGGCCAAATGACATTGGCGACCGGCGTCGCCGACACCGATCTCCGCAACGCGCTCGCCACGCTGGCCCGCGGCATGGGCTCCGCCGAACTAGCCCAAGAAAACCTAAACCTCGCCCTCGACATCTCGGCGGCCACCGGCAAAGACCTCACAAGCGTCTCAGAGGCCCTCAGCAAGGCCTACAACGGCCAAACAACCGCCCTAGCCAAACTAGACCCATCCATGCGCTCGCTGGTCAAGGAAGGCGCGTCTTTCCAAGAGCTCGGCAAAATCATGGAGGACACCTTCGGAGGCGCGGCCACCGCCGCAGCCGAGACAGCCGAAGGCCGTTTCAAGCGCATGGGCGTCGCCATCGGCGAAGCACAAGAATCCATCGGCGCGGCCCTTATCCCGATCATCGAAAAGTTGCTGCCGTACCTTGAGGACGCGGCCAAATGGATCTCGGAAAACACCGACCTCGTGGTTGCCCTTGCGGCCGCGTTCGGTGGCATTTCCGCCGCAGTCCTGATCGTCAACACCGCCATGAAGGCCTGGACAATCATCACCACCGCCGCGACAGTCGCCCAAAAAGCGTTCAACCTTGCGATGTCGGCCAACCCGATCGTCCTGGCTACCGCGGCCATCGTGGCAATCGGAGCTGCGATCGTCGTCGCCTACAAGAAGTTCGAGCCGTTCCGCGACATCGTTGACAGCATTGGCCGCGCACTCAAAACCGCGTTCACCGGCTCAGTCGACGCGATCAAATCTGCAGTCAACGCCTACCTCGGCGTCTACAAAGGCTTGTTCAACGCGATCGCGAAAGCCTGGAACAACACGCTCGGCAAACTGTCGTTCAAAATCCCGTCATGGGTTCCAGGGCTCGGCGGCAAAGGTTTCGACGTGCCCGAGATCCCAGAGCTCGCTAACGGCGGGCTCGTCATGTCCCCCACGCTCGCCCTTGTCGGCGAGGCAGGCCCCGAAGCTGTGGTGCCGCTTGACCGTATGGGCCAAATGGGCGGCAACGTAACCATCAACGTCAACGGCGGCGACCCCAACGCAGTCGTCGATGCGCTCCGCCGCTACTACCGATCCAACGGCCCAATCCCAGTCAAGACCTATGCCTAACCTCACCGGCTACGTCTGGAAAGCCCAATTCAAACAGGGCGCAACCTGGTACAACCTGCCAGACGTACAAACCGTCGACGTCTTTCGTGGCCGCCGCCTGCAGATTGACGACTACGGCATCGACACCGCAAACTTGATGACGCGCAACCCGTCAGGCTGGACGACCGCCCCAAAACTCGGCGATCAAATCACCGTCTACATTTACGCGCCAGGGTTCGTCGTAGGACAAGACAACTTTGTGATGTTCGTCGGCCGAATCCGTGACGTCGCCATCGCCTACGGCAAAGTGGCGGCCGAGGACGAAGTGTCCGTCAGTTGCGAAGGCATCCAGGGCGACTGGGGCCGCGCCCCGCTCGTCAACTTCAGCCTGCCAGCGCAGCTCACAGACGAGTCGATCCTTGACATCGGCACCGAGGTCGGCCTGTCAACCGCGCAATTCTTCGGCCGATCCACCAACTCGGCAATCACGTTCACCGGCAACGCGCTCGACCTTGTCAACCAAATCACCCGCACCGAGGAAGCCCGCATGTTCGGGGCCGCGACCAGCATCACCGCAACCCCACAGCTGTGGTGGTATGGCCGCAACAGCGCCAACGCATCGACGTACTACTTCACGGACGGCACGGCAACATCGAACACGGCGGCCCAAAAGTTCGACCAGATCGAGTTCCGCAGCTCCGCCGACAACTACTACAACGAAGTGGTCGTGCAGCCGGTCGGACTGGCGGCCCAAACCGCAACCCTCAACCAAACGCCTGTGTACGGCCTGTCAAAGGACACTCGCGACAACACCACCGCCCAGGCATCCGACCACGCCACCTGGCTGCTCAACAATTTCCAAAACAAAAACCAAGCAATTGCGGCAATTAGTTTCACCGAAATTGAACAAAGCACCACTATCGGCACCGGCGCGGCAAACGGTCAGCCGCTCATTTTGGCCACCGATCCGATCAACACCAAGTTCGCAATCGTGTTCCGTGGGAGCACGTATTACACCATTGGGGAAGGTATTCAGATCAGCGCTCGACCAGGGCAAACTCGATTTACGATCTTTATGTCAGGGCAAGACCAGAACGCCTATTTGGTTTTGAATGACAGCATTTACGGCAAACTAGACAGCAACAAACTGGGGTTCTAATGAGTATCAAGTCATTCACGACCGGGGAAGTCCTCACCGCCGCCGACACCAACACCTATTTGGCGAATAGCGGCCTTGTGTACGTCACACAGCAATCGTTTGGCGGCGCGACAGCCCTAAATATCGACAATTGCTTCACCACATCTTTTACGCACTATCTGATCCAAATAAATGTTGTGCCATCGGCATCGTGCACGATGCACTACCTCTTGCGGTCGTCTGGCACTACAAACGCGGCTAATAACACCGTCACGACTGGCTTTTATCAAACGACTGGCGTGGCCACATTGAACGGCGATACCCAGGCCGCGGCCACATACGCGAAACTTGCATTTAACGAAAACGATTACGGCGGGGCAATAAATTTGTGGCTATTCAACCCGCAAACGGCGACGACTACGTTTGGTTACGCAACGTCAAACTCCAACAATTTCCCGTCCACATATAATTTTATTCATAAAACATCTAGCCAATATGACGGAATCCGTTTTACCAGTTCAACGGGCACCATCACGTTTAACGGGCAAGTGCGCATTTATGGATCGAGGCAGTCATGACAGACCCACTTTTTGAAATCACATTTGACGCCGCAACCGGCGAAATGCAACAACGTGAATTGACAGCGGAAGAAATCGCACAATTACCTACACAGGAGACGATGCCCGAATGAAAACCCGCGTCGCCATCGTGGCGGCGCTACTCACCGTGCTGGCTAGCAGCTGCAACAACAAAACCTGGATCGAATGCCAACCAACAACAACGATCCGAACCAAAAACCGTGCGCTCACCAGCCCAATCGCAACACCAGACCAAGGCCAAACGGAGGCCCTGACGTGCTAGACAAACTCCAACCCAACCGGCCGCCCTACAGCCCCGAGCAGCTCAACGCCAGGCTCCGCTTCTGGGTTGGCATCACCCTCGCCGGCACCCTCGTCCTCACGATGGTCGCCGTGTTCATCAACCTTCTCTTCATCCCCCAGGGCCCGACGATGCCCGAAACCGACAAAGAGCTCCTGAACCTAATCTCGCCGATCGTCCTCTTCCTGTCCGGCACCCTCTCGGGCGTCATGATCTCGACCAGCGGCAAAAAAGACACCGACGGAGACGGAGTACCCGATGCCAACTAAGAAAGCCGCCAAGAAAGCCGCCGCCAAACCCGTAGAAGCCCCTGTGGCGGCCGAGAAGCCCAAAAAGGCCTCCAAGTACCCATATAAGAAACTCGTCGTTCCTGCGGCCCTACAAGCCGTACCCAACGGCAAACTGTCGGGGAAGATCCTGCGCCCAGTCAAGTGCGGCGGGCAAATGTACGTTGAGGCCGCCGAAGCGTTTGATCGCATGTACGACCAGGCGACCCTCGCCGGTATCAAACTGCGCAACGTGGGCGACTACCGGTCGTTCGATGCGCAGCTCGGCCTGTTCAAGCAGCGTTACTCGAAAACCGATCACGGCCGCAACCCGCAGGTCACCCGCACTTGGGAAGGCGAAACGTGGTTTCTGCGTCCTGGTATGGCCCCGTGCTCGACGCCAGGCAAATCCAACCACGGCCTCGGCCTTGCCATCGACCTTGACGTGACCACCGCCAAAGTGCTCGATTGGCTGTGCGCCAACGCCCCAGCCTTCGGCTTCTACCTGCAGTCCGACGACCCGAAATCGCCCGAGTTTGAAGCGTGGCATTGGCAGTACTGCGGGTAATCCCACACCCCGTCCGTAGAGTTCGCTAAAGTCTGACGCACCCTGACCCCAACCAGGAGGACAACGTGAAGAAATACCCGCTATGCCGGATCTGCCACAACCCGATGATGGTCGGGCAGACCGACACCCATTACGTCTGCGTCAAAGACCCAATCGGCAACCTTGAACGCGGCCTAGAGCTGTCACAAGGCTCCGCCGACGCCAAATGGGACACCCGCCAGGCGGCCGCCGTCGATCAGGCGATCCGCAACGCCGCGGCCAAAAAAACGTTTATCACCGCCGACGACATTTGGGCAGAGCTGCCCGCGACGTTCCCAGTCGGCAAAGGCCTCGCCGCTAGGCTTCTGGCGGCCAGCCGTGCAGGCGTCATTGAGAACACCGGCACGACCACCACAGCGCGACGCGGAGGAGCGCACGACCACGCCCAACGACTGACCATTTGGCGGTCGCTGATCGAAGGAAGGAACCCCGCCATGACCCTCGACCGAGGAGCCCGCCGTTAGGCGAGCCGCGGCAGCCGTGCTGATCGCCGCAACACTCACCGCAACCCCCGCCGACGCCGCCGTGTCGCCGGACTGCACCCGCTACGTCAACCTCGCACGACAGGTCGGCTGGCCCAAAACCGAACGCTGGAACCTTGCCCGCATCATGTGGCGCGAATCCCGCTGCGCACCAACCGCGCACAACCCTCGAGACCCGTGGGGAGGCTCCTACGGCCTGCTGCAAATCAACGGCAGCAACGTAGGTTGGGCCACCCGCAACGGCTGGATCACCAGCCGCACCGATCTGACCGACCCGAAGCGCAACCTGAAGGTCGGTTTAGAGCTTTGGAAGCTTTACGGCTGGCGGCCGTGGGGCACCAAATCGTCAGTTACAACCCAATAACCCAAGGAGCCCCAACATGAAACAAGAAAAATCACAAATGTTTATGGAACTGCTGAAAATGGTGCAAAACCAAAAATTGTCAGCAGACCAATTTGTTCAAATCGCGGCGATTATTGATTTTGAAGAAACAACCGTCACGCCTGAAAAGGTTGAAAAGCAAAGCCGCAACAAAACCGTGCAGCGCTACTACAGCAACGAAGATCACCTGCTGATCATCAAAACCGTTTATCACCACGGCAAGAATTACAAGGCCGCAGCCTCGGCATTAGGTCTGCCGCCAATCAGCGTCAAGGGACACATGAAGTACGCCGGAATGGCCCCATGTACAACCCAAGCAGATGTTGAGCGCGTCAAGACATGGCGAAAAAAGCGCGGCCTCTACCAAAACCTGCCAGATCCGATTGTCGAAACCACGCCGGCATACTTTGGAGGTCTCTTGTGAGCTTCAACCTTGACGACTACGAGCCGGTATCGGCCCGACTAGCCAGATGGCTGGAAGCCACCGATGGCAAAACCCAAGTGCTGACCCACCTTGTGCACCGAGGCGATGATTGGTGCATGTTCAAAGCCAGCCTGTACGTCGACGGCCTGCTGATCGCCACCGGCTACGCCGAAGAACACGTCACCGAACGCGGCGTCAACTCAACCAGCCACGTCGAAAACTGCGAAACATCTGCAGTCGGTCGAGCGCTCGCTAACGCAGGCTTTGCCGGATCCGACCCGAGCAAACGGCCCAGCCGCGAAGAAATGACCAAGGTGCAACGTGCCGGCGGCCAATCCGCCCAATACACGAGCCGCCCGTCAAGCCTCGCCACCGAAAAGCAGCGGATCTTCATCGCCGATCTGTGCCGCAAACTCAAACCGCCAGTCGCGCCGCAGCTGCCATCCGACCTGGCTTCCGCTGACGCTGCAAAACTGATCGAAGCATTGAAACGCGGCGAACTACCGCCGATGCTCATGCCAGACGACGAGGAGCCCTTCTGATGAAAAACCTGATCACAACCATCGCACAGCTGTCGATCGCCGCGATCGTCGCGTACTTCATCGTGCGCGTCTGGGACGACTGGAGCAACGACCTGGCGGCCGAACGCGACCGCAAACGCCGAGCCATCCAGGAACACCCCTCGAGCTCGGGGCCACGCCATGAGTGACCTACCCTGGCCTTTCCGACCCGACGCCGACCCGTACCATTTCGTCGAGATCGCCCCGAACGAATGGATCCGTGTCGTCCTCGCCGGCGACTACAACGCCCTGCTCGAAGACCACCTAAAGCTTCGTGCGGCGGCCCGCGAACAAATCGAGGCAGCGAACGAGGTCGTCAACGTCTGGAAGCACTACGGGCACCGGCATGAGTGACGACAAATTTTTGACGTTTGAGCCCATCTTCCATTGTTTCGACGACTGTTTTGACGACGATCACAAACTGGCCTATGAAGTTCTGTGGTGCGTTGACTGCCGTGAAATGGTGCATTGTTCAAATAACGAAACAATGAAAGCGTGGTTTGAAACTGGCTTGGGCCCTATGTGCCTTGAATGTTTCTACGCTCTTTATCAAGCCGAACCTACTTACCCGCGGCCCGATCGATGGGATCAAATTCAATTCAAAGAAGGTCGCCATGTCTGAACCTTGGCCGATTAGCGAAAAACAATTCCAAGACCAAGTGATCGCCCTCGCCATCCTTCACGGCTGGAAGGTGCACCACGTTCGCCCTGGCATGAGCGCAACCGGCCGATGGTTGACCCATGTACAGGGCCACAACGGCTTTCCAGATATCATCATGGCCCACGACAAGCACGGCCTAGTGATCGCCGAACTCAAAACGCTCAAAGGCCGCCTCAGCGAACCCCAGGTCGACTGGTGCCGCACCCTCGACGCCGCTGGTGCCGAAGTGTACGTGTGGCGGCCCACAGACTTGCATTTCATCCAGCGCCGCCTCAAAGGCATCCGCGATGAAAACCCAACAAACTAATCCAACAGAAAGCCCCAACACAATGATCGTCCGAACACCACGCATCGAGCGTGACTTCACCATCCTCCCAAACCGAGCCTTACGAGACCCGTACTTGTCCTACCGAGCCCGAGGGGTACTCGCCTACGTCCTGTCAATGCCGGACAACTGGCGCACCAGCGGCGAAACACTTGCCCGCCAAGGCGTCGAGGGCCGCGACGCGATCAGGGCCGCCATCAACGAGCTCATCGCCACCGGCTACGCCAGGCGCGTCAAATCCCAAGACGAACGCGGCCGCTACACCACAGAGCTGCACTTCTACGACTACCCAAAGGCTGTGCACATCTTGGGGAAACTCAGGGGAAAACGAGACACACCGACGACGGAAAACCAGTCGTCGGAAAACCAGTCGTCTAAAGAAGAACTGATACTAAGTACGGATAAAGACTTACAGAGTGTCTTAGGTAGTGAACCAAAACTCTGTGGGTATTGCTCTGGACAAGGCGTGATCGCTGAAGGCTTCGCCGGACTCCCTTCCGTCTGCCCAGACTGCAAAGGCGATGGACTCGCCCGATGACAAGCAAAGGCAAACCACGCCGAGACATCGACACCGCGGCCTACCGAACACAACGGCTTGAGTTCCTGCAACACAACACCACCTGCCATTGGTGCAAGCGAGCCAAGGCGACAACCGTTGACCACCTCATTGAGGTCGATCGCGGCCACGACCCAATGGACATCGAGAACTGGGTACCCGCTTGTCACAAATGCAACGCCAGACGCGGAGCCGATTACCTGGCACGAAAAAGGGCAATCTCGTCACAAAACCGAAATAAACAAAAAAAATCAGAAACTTTTTTTGAAAATCAAAAAATAACGCC